TTTAACAAGTGTTACTTCAGGCACGGTAAATATTGCTGATAGACATATTAAAACAACTGATAGTACAAATTTAGTTTTAAATGAGGCAATAGATATTTCTAGTGCTGGTGCTATTACAGCAGGTTCAATAAATTTATCCGGTAATGCTGTAATTTCTGGTAACTTAACTGTTTCTGGATCTACAACAAGTGTCGAAACAACTAACTCTACAATTAGTGATAAATTAATTGAGTTAGCAACAGGCACATCTGGTACACCATCAGGCGATTCAGGTATTATTATTGAAAGAGGTAGTTCAAATAACGCCTTTATAGGTTTTGATGAAAGCGCTGATAAGTTTATAGTTGGTACAGGCACATTTACAGGATCAACAACTGGCGATTTAACAATATCTACCGGAACACTAGTAGCAAATTTACAAGGTAATGTTACAGGAAATGCCGACACAGCAACAACATTAGCTAACGCTAGAACAATAGCAGGTCAATCATTTGACGGATCAGCTGCTATTACAATAGCTTCGACAGATTTATCAAATACATCTGCTATAGCATTGTTAACTTCTAGTCAAACATTAACAAATAAAACAATTTCAGGATCAAATAATACTTTATCTAATATAGGAAACTCATCTTTATCAAACTCTACCGTAACAATCGCTGACGATAGTTCAACTGCCGTTAGTGTACCGTTAGGTAGTGGTTTTACAATTTTAGGTGGCTCAGGTATAACAACTTCTTTAAATGGAAGTGAAATGACAATTGCTACAGACGGAGCTGTTGTAACTGAAACATCTACTGATACACTTACAAATAAAACAATTAGTGGATCAAATAATACTTTATCTAATATAGCAAATTCATCACTTACTAATTCAAGTGTTAACTTTGGTGGTATAACCGTTGCTTTAGGAGCGAGTGATACTACTCCTGCTTTTGATTTAACAGACGCTACTAACTATCCTACAAGTTCATTATCAGGCACTATAACAAATGCTCAATTAGCAGGAAGTATTGCTTTTAGTAAAATGGTAAACTTGACAAATGCTAGAGCTCTTGTATCAGACGGAAGTGGTGATGTGTCTGTGAGTGATGTTACGGCAACAGAAATAGGTCATTTAGATGGCGTTTCCTCAGCTATTCAAACTCAATTAGACAATAAAGCTGCTAAATCTTTTGCTATTGCTCAGGCCGTAGCCCTTGGATAAATTATTATAAATATACCTGAAAACTAAAGGGATTTAATAATGGCAACACCAGCAAGTAGAGCTAACTTAAAAGAATACGCTTTAAGAGCACTCGGAAAACCAGTTATAGAGATAAACGTAGATGACGACCAGTTAGAAGATAGACTGGACGAAGCATTACAATATTACTCTCAATATCACTATGATGGTATTAGACGAACATATTTAAAATATCAATATACTCAAGCTGATAAAGATAGAATTACTGCTGATACTTCAGGTGAGACTGCTACTAAAAATAGCGTATCTACTACTTTTACAGAGGGTAATAATTTTATTGTTGTTCCAGAATCAGTTGTATCTGTAATTAATTTATTTCCGTTTTCTAATAAAGGTAATCTAAACTTATTTGATGTAAGATACCAATTAAGATTAAATGACTTGTATGATTTTTCATCTACAAGTATTATAAATTATGACATTGTATTGAGGCATTTAGATTTTTTAGATCACGTATTAGTTGGTGAAAAACCATTAAGATTTAATCAACACGATAATAGATTGTATATTGATATGGATTGGTCAAACGATTTAGCTGTTGGTGAATACATAGTTATAGAGTGTTATAGAAAATTAGACCCAGCGACTCATACAGATGTCTTTAATGATATATTTTTAAAAAGATATGTGACTGCTTTATTTAAAAAACAATGGGGTGCTAACTTATCTAAATTTAATGGCGTAACAATGTTAGGTGGTGTTCAACTTAATGGTCAACAAATCTATTCAGAAGCTTTAAGTGATTTAGAAAAACTTGAAGCTGAAATGAGAACAACTTACGAATTAAATCCAGCAATAATGATAGGATAATATCTTATGCCAGTAAATCATTATTTTCAAGGTGGCAAAGGTATTGGGTCAGAGGCTGAAAAAAGACTTTACGAAAATTTAATTATTGAGGGTCTTAAAATTTACGGCCAAGACGTTTACTATTTACCAAGAACACTTGTTAATAGAGACTTAATATTAGGTGAAGATGTAGCGAGCAAATTTAATGCCGCTTATCTGGCCGAAATGTATATGGAAACTACCGAGGGTTTTGCTGGTCAACAAGAAATCATAAACAAATTTGGATTAGAAATTAGAGAAGACACTACCTTTATGGTGTCTAAAAGAAGATGGTTAGATTTAGTTGATGACCCTGCTACTTTAATTGTATCAGGCAGACCAAACGAAGGCGATATAATTTATATGCCTTTGATGAATAGTTTTTTTGAAATACAATTTGTTGAAGACCAAGAGCCATTTTTCCAATTAGGCCAATTACCAGTTTACAAATTAAGATGTACTAGATTTGAATATTCAAGTGAAAGACTTGATACAGGCGTTTCAGAAATTGACGCTGCTGAAGATAAATATTCATTAGATCAACTTGCTCATCAAATGAGTTTAGAAAATGAAGACGGTGCTTTATTACTTGAAGCTGATGGTGCTGATAGTTCATCTAATTATCTATTAATGGAAACTTATAATATACAATCACAATCGCCTTATGCTGATAACAATGATTTAGATACAGCTGCTGGCTTTGATACATCATCAACAGCAGACGACATATTAGATTTTACTGAACGTAACCCATTTGGAGAGGTTGACTTTTAATGTTTGGAAATTATTTTTACAACGAAAGTATGAGAAGAATGACCATAGGTTTTGGTCAAATCTTTAACAACATACAGATAAAAAGAAAAAATGACACAGGAAAAGTTATACAAACTATTCGTGTGCCTTTAGCATATGGCCCTAAAGAAAAATTTTTAGTTAGATTAGATCAACAATCAAGTTTAAATAATAGAGAGTTTGCTATAACTCTACCTCGTATGGGTTTTGAAATATCAAATATCGCATATGACCCTACTAGAAAACTAACTAGAATACAAAAATTTAAACAAGTAAAATCTAACAAAGATGGTAAAGTTTTAGATTTTAATTATACACCAGTCCCTTATAATATATCATATAACTTGTTCTCTTTTACAGCAAGTGCTGAGGCTGGTTTACAAATTATAGAACAAATATTGCCTTTCTTTCAACCAGACTTTACAGTAACTATTAATGCCATACCAGATTTAAATATTAAGAGAGATATACCAATTATTTTAAATAGTGTTAATTATGAAGACACATACTCTGGTGATTTTCAAACCAGAAGAGCTGTAATTTACACATTAAATTTTACTGCTAAAACCTATCTATTCGGTCCGTCAACATCACAAAAAGTTATTAAAACCGTTCAAACTGATAATTACTCTGATACAGATAGAGTAAATAAAGCAAGGGAAAGTCGTATTATTATTGTGCCTAGTCCTACAACGGCCGACGCTGATGATGACTTTGGATTTACAACAACCATTGACTTTTTTGAAGATAGTAAAAAGTATAATGTAACGACAGATAAGGACGAATAAATAGTATAAATACTATAATAGAGAATCACAATTATGGCCATAAACAGAATTAAAACTGGTGGAATTACAGACGCTACTATTCAAAGTGGCGATATAGCACCAGGTACTATAGCAAGCGATAGATTAGCAGGCTCCGTTGCCAATGCTAAACTAGCAAATTCATCAATTACAATTAACGGTACGGCAGTCGCTTTAGGCGGCTCAGTAACAGCAGGCACAAACTGGCAAGCAGTAGTGGTTGCTGACGGTTCAACTACACTTACAGCAGTCGCTGGTAGAGGATACTTTTTAGATACTAATACAGGTGTTATAGAGGTATTTTTACCTACATCACCTAGTAGAGGTGACACAATTGTTTTAGCCGATTATTCAGGTACTTTTTCTACAAATAAAGTTCTTATTAATACAGGCGGAAAAAATATTGATAGTACAGAGGTACCCGGTGAATTTGAATTAACTACAAATAATACGGTATTAGAATTAGTATTTGTTGATAATGATAAAGGTTGGTTAGCAAAACAAAATGAGGCTACATCAGGACCAAGTTTAATTGATGGTGGTGATTACCAACCAACAGCTTATGTAGCTGCTACAGGTGGTACGATCACAACTTCAGGTGATTTCAAAATTCATACATTTACAGGTGACGCTAA